AATATATAAATCTGACAGATGAAGAAATCCTTGCCATTCGGTGGCACATGGGAGCCTTTGACGATGCGGTTAGAGGTGGAAGCCGGGATATAAACGCGGCATATAGAGCGTCGAAATTGGCGGTGTGGTTACATTTAGCAGACATGGAAGCAACATACATTGACGAAAGGGAGGAATGAATATGTTTATCAAAACGACCGTATTCAAACGCTTGCTGAAACAGGCATACAAAAGAGATTTATTACAAGTCGGACATGAGGACAACACAGACATATATTACATAATTGGCGGTTACTGGGCCATTATGGTCGAGAAAAGGTTTTTTACAAATGCGGCCAAGGCTGCACTGGTTGAGTTAATCGGAGACCTGCCAGAAGACGAGAGCATCAAGATATATAGTGATGGAACAAGGCAGCAGTTGATAGACGATTCCACGTGGTTCGCGCTTGCGTTGCAAGAACCGGAAAAATATTTGGAAGAAACAAATCTTTTGATGGAAGAGGAAAAATTCGGCGTTTTAAGCAGGCTGTTTTCAACAGGTGAGAAACTCATCCCAGTAAATGAAGGCTTGTACTCTTTAATTGACGAAGAGGCAAAAACATCGGATGATCTCGATATTGTTGGTCCGTACAGGACACGTTTATCCGGTCATATGCTAATGTGGAAAAACAACACGTCAACGGTTGGGCTTTCACCAAGGGTATGGAATGATGATGGAGAGTTGATGGGACAGTTAAAAGAATTGGAACAGTTGAAAAGATTTGGAGGGGTAAAGAATGAGCATGAGAGAAAAAATACCGGTATGGAAGAAAGTTAATCTATCAATCGAAGAGGCAGCAGCCTACAGCAACATAGGGGAGGCAAAGATTAGAGAGCTGGCAAAACTCCCGGATTGTAACTTTGTCCTGATGAAGGGAACAGTAACACTGATCAAAAGAAAGAAATTTGAAGAATATCTGGCAGAGTTAGAAGTTTTGTGATCTACTATAAGTTCTCAAAATCTTTCAAAAAGTATTGAAAGAGCATTGTATTTATGAGATTATAAAAGTGCAATGCTCTTTTCTTTTACCGGAAAGGAGAGAAAATGAAAATGGTAAGACGAAAAGACGGCGAAGGACGGGTACTCCAAAAAGGAGAAAGCCAAAGAAAAGACGGCAGATATGTTTACCAGTACACAGATTTGCAGGGGACAAGAAAATCTGTGTATGCAAAGGATCTGTCTGAATTACGCAAGAAAAAGCGAGAAGTTATAAGAGATTTAGAAGACCGCATTGACACCTATGGAGCAACGATAACATTAAATCAGTTATTTGACAGGTATTTATCCCTTAAAACTAATATAAGAAACTCAACTCGTCAAAATTACATTGATTTGTGGAACAATAATATCCGGCATACGCCTCTGGGAAACAAACAGATAGGAAAGATTGTCAAAAGCGATATCTTAAAGTTATACAAGAGTTTTTCAGACCGTGGGTTAAAATATTCGACGCTCCGCACATTTGACGGAATGTTGATACCTAGCTTTGACCTAGCAGTGGCGGATGATTTAATCAGAAAAAATCCGTGCATAGGATGCGCAAGGGAATACAAAAAAAGTGATGCACGAGAGCGTGTGGCGTTGTCAAGAACGCAGGAACAGCAATTTGTTAATTATATCAGCAGTAATCAAATTTATGCCAAACATTTACCAATGATAAAGATCGCACTGAAAACCGGTTTGCGATGTGGTGAACTGATAGGCCTTACCTGGTCGGATGTAGATTTTGACAAGGAAGAGATAAGTGTGAATCATCAGCTTGTATATAGAAAGGTTGATGGAAAGTATAAAATGTATGCAGAGGCACCGAAAACAAAGTCAGGCACGAGAATTATACCGATGACAAAAGAAGTGCGACGAGAATTGCTAATACAAAAACAACGTCAGATAATGACCGGCACAACAAGCAAAGAAATTATTGACGGATATCGTGGTTTTTGTTTTACCACGAAAACATGTGCGCCTATCATGCCCTCTGCAGTCAATAGCGTACTGTACAATATTGTAAATAGTTACAACAAAACAGTAAAATGCGAAGGAGAGGAAAAACTCCCTAAAATATCCGCTCACATTCTGAGACACACGGCATGTACACGCATGGCGGAAAGTGGCATTGATGTAAAGGTGTTACAATATATCATGGGTCACAACAGTATAAATGTAACGATGGAAGTGTACAACCATGTATCGGTAGAACGAAGCAGGGAAGAAATGAAAAAAACAGAAAGTATTCGCCTGATTGTTTGA